AGACAGATGATGTTGATATGGAATTTGATACTGATAATGATGATGAAATGGACGACGAAGAAGACTCATTTATGATGGGTGATGAAGAAGACGATATTTCCATGGATTCTGAAGATGATGACACAATTGATCTTACTGGTGCTTCTGACGCTGAAGTTTTACGCGTTTTTAAAGCAATGGGGGATAGTGATGGTGTTATTGTAAAACAAGATGATAATATGATACATTTATCAGATAATGACGCGGAATACCTTATACAGCTTGGTGAGTCTGAAATGGACGAACTTTATGGTATGAAAAAACCTAGTCGTCGCATGAAATCTTTTGGAAACGAGGATGAGATGGACCTTGAAGACATGGATATGATGGACTTTAACGATATGTCTTTTGAAGACGAGGATGAGGATATGATGGACTTTGACGATATGTCTTTTGGCAATATGGATAGTGATGGTATGAAGAAACCTAGTCGTATGGGATCTATTAAAGATGAGTTTGATTACTCAAGTCTTGACGAGATGGAAGATGAAGATGAATTTCTTTATGAAATTGAACTTGACGATATGGGTGAGTTTTCCGAATCTATGAGCTCTAGCGATGATATGACCGATTACAATCAAACGGAAGAGGACATGGACAATGAGGAGGATGAAGAGTTTGACGAAGGTATGATGTACGAAGCAAAAAAAGGATTCAAAGCCAAAGGTACAGGTATGGGATCTGCGTCAAAATATAAAATGAGTAAAAAACCTAATATGGATGGTGGCTTTAAAACTGTAAAGAAAACAGCCAACAAAACTATGGGTACTGGTAAAGCAAAATTTGAATACAAAGAAACTGAAAATTTTGAAGGTTACGGAAAAGGAAAAATGCCTAAAAAAGTGGAGACCAAAGAAGCTTCAAGAACATATGGTAATGGATCATTATCCGGAAGAGGTTTAAGAAAGGGTATTACACCTAATAGAAATCTTAAATTGGAAAGTACTGAAGAATTAGAATTGTTAAGAGCAAAAAATGAAGAGTACAGAAAAGCTCTTGATTTGTTCAGAACAAAACTTAATGAAGTTGCCGTATTTAATTCAAACTTAGCTTACGCCACAAGATTGTTCACGGAACATTCTACAACAAAACAAGAAAAGATTAATATCCTTAGAAGATTTGACAATGCTGAAACTTTGAAGGAATCAAAAAATCTTTACAAGTCAATCAAAGACGAATTAGGAACCGAAATAATTGGGGAAAAGACTATTTCTGAGTCATTTGAAAGAACAGTATCTAAAACTCCAGTTACTGGATCTGCTGCTAATTTAATTGAATCAAAGACTTATGAAAATCCACAATTCCTAAGAATGAAGGATTTGATGACAAAAATCAAGTAAAAAATAAACATTTTAATAAAACCGTGTATTTATAGTACACATAAAAATAAAATAAAGCTAAAAACAAATAAAAATGGGAGCATTATTAGAATCAGGTCTTGTTGGTAACATTGGGTTAAAACACCTTAAAGTTATCAAAGAAGATACAATTAACAAGTGGGACAAATTAGGGTTCCTAGAAGGACTTAAAGGTCACTTAAAAGAGAACGTTGCGCAATTATATGAAAACCAAGCATCTCACCTAATCAACGAAGCAACTTCAGAAGGATCAAACGGAGCGTTTGAAACAGTTGTTTTCCCAATCGTACGTAGAGTATTCTCTAAATTATTGGCTAACGATATCGTTTCTGTACAAGCAATGAACTTACCTATCGGTAAATTGTTCTTCTTTGTACCAAAAATTCAAGGATATGCTAATGATGTAACTGCTGATGGAGCTGCAGTTCACTATCCACCAATTGGTTCACCAGAATATGCAAACACACCAGGAAGTAATGTAAATCAAGGTTATGGAGACGCATCATCAACTAACTACCCTTACGCTAAAAACCTTTATGATTTATTCTACGAAGGAGCTGAACCTGGACTTGATCCTGGAGGTCTATTTGACTACTCTAAAGGTCGTTGGTCTGCATCTACTGCTAGTCCAACGGTTGTTAAGTGGTCTAATGGTGATTTAGTTCCAGCTGAAGATGATGACGCTGTATATGTTGGTAATACAAGAAAAGTATTAATTAAACTTTGTGGATGGTCTAATGTTCTTGGTGCTGGTAAACTTATCGGTCCTGATGGAAATGAGATTGACACAGAATCATTCCTTTCAGATCTTAAAATTATACCAAATACAGGTCTAATATTTGGGGGTGAAAATGTATGTCCTTTACCTACGGCTTCAACACCTTTATTATTTAGAGTTGTTACTCAAAAATATGGTAAAGGAATTGTAAATTACGGAGAAAGAACACAAACTTCTTTTGCTGCAACAGGTAATGGTGGATCTTTCAATGACATTTGTAATGCTAATGGATGTATTATTCTTGAAGTTGATCTTTCTTGTCCAGCGTGTGCGTCTTGTGGTGATGATTCACTTGATGGATACACAGGATCAACAATTGATGGAATTGCATCTGCAACATCATTTACTGCTGTTTGGAAGACTTATGAAGAACTTGAGTTTGAAGAAAAGATTGGTGAGGTATCATTTGATCTTGAGTCAGTAACTGTTTCTGTTACAGAAAGAAAACTAAGAGCTCAGTGGTCACCAGAATTAGCGCAAGATGTTGCTGCATTCCACAATATTGATGCTGAAGCTGAATTAACAGCTTTATTGTCTGAACAAGTAGCCGCAGAAATTGACCGTGAAATCCTTCGTGATTTACGTAAAGGTGCTGCATGGAACTTACGTTGGGATTATAATGGATGGAGAAGATTATCTTTGACAACATCATATACACAAAAAGACTGGAATCAAACATTGATTACTGCAATCAACCAAGTTTCAGCACAAATTCACAAGTCAACACTTCGTGGTGGTGCTAACTGGATCGTAGTTTCTTCTGAAATTTCAGCAATTTTTGATGACTTAGAATACTTCCACGTATCTAACGCTTCTGCTGAGCAGGATCAATACAATATGGGTATTGAAAGAGTTGGAACATTAGCTGGTCGTTACCAAGTTTACCGTGACCCTTACTTCCCACCAAACACAGTTTTGTTAGGACACAAAGGAACATCATTGTTAGACACAGGTTACATCTATGCGCCGTATGTACCTCTACAATTAACACCTACAATGTACAATCCATTTAACTTTACACCCATAAAGGGAATAATGACGAGATACGCGAAAAAGATGGTAAATAATCGCTTTTATGGCCGTATTACCGTAGATGGTGTTCGTACATTTGATTTAAGAGAATTGAGATAATTAATAATCTTAAAATAATCTATAAAGGAGACAAGAAATTGTCTCCTTTTTTTATATAAAAAAATGGTTTAAAATTAAACGGATTATAATTTTACTTTTTACGTATTTTCACTATATTTATATAAAAAATACAACAGTGAAAACCAAATTAACGTCTGAGGATATTTTTAATATAATAGAATTATATCGAACTGAAATACCTAGTACACATAAGTTATCTGAAAAATTTAAAGTGGGGCATAAAAAAATTAGCCAAATTTTAAAAGAAAATAATGTTGAGATTAATAAGAAGGGCAGACAAACACAAATTGGTTATAGTTCCGAGATTGAATCAAAAAAATCTAACATATATACAGCACCTATCAACCACGAATTAGTTGCTCAATGTAAAAAAACTAATGTTGTCATTAAAGACCCCAACAATTTATCCGGTAAATTAACTAAACATATTGTAGATTTATATGGTGATGTTTGGATTCCAACAAATACCTATCAAAGAAAAAAATATGAATTTATAAATAATAAAAAATGGTTTGAGGAATATTTTAACATTATTGAAATTAAAATTGCCCAAAAAAGAAAATGTGGATTATGTGAATGGGAAACTACTGACATAAAGAATAGAACCGGTTGTTTTGAACACCATATTAATAAATCTCACGAAATAACATTAGATGGTTATTTAACCAAATTTCCCAATGATATTTCATATCATCCAGATTATACCAAAAAAATTGAATTAACAAAATTTTTATCTAAAAGTGAAAATTATGTTATTTGTAAAATATGTGGCGAAAAAATGAAATCAATTTCAAATACACATTTAAAAAATAAACATAATATAACAACTTTGGATTATAAATTAAAATATCCAAATGATAAAATAGTATCAACATCAATTTCCGAAATTTTAAGTAATATTGCTAAAGTTACAAACGTAAATATGGTACCAACTTGGACATCAAAAGGTGAGATAGAAATTAAGGAGTTTATTGAAAGTTTAGGATTTAAAACAAATAAAGGTAAAAACCGTAAATTACTTAATGGTAAAGAAATTGATTTAATTATAGAGGATACCAATATATGTATAGAATATAATGGATTATATTATCACACAGAAAAAATGGGTAAAACATCATCTTACCATTTAAATAAGACTATTGAATGTAATCAAATTGGGTATAAGTTAATTCATATTTTTGAGGACGAATGGAAAACAAACCAAGAGTTAATTAAAACAAAATTAAAACACATACTAAAAGTTAACGATGGGGTTAAAATTGGGGGTAGAAATGTTATAATTAAAGAGATTAATAAGGAAGATAAATCGTTTTTTTTAAATCAAAACCATATACAAGGTAATGATAAATCGACAATATTTTATGGGGGTTATTACAACAATGAATTAGTTGGTGTTATGACATTTAACAATAAAAGAAATATGACTAAAACTAATTATGGTGAATTTGAATTAACCCGATACGCAACAAAACAAAACTATATAATACGAGGTCTTGCGCCAAAGATTGTAAAACAATTTGTTAAAGACTATTCACCAAATACAATAATTAGTTTTGCCGATAGAAGATGGACCATAGACCCATCTAACAATTTATATACGAATTTAGGGTTTTACTTAAATTCAATCACAAAACCAACTTATTATTACTATAATTCAAAAATTAATAAACATAAAAGGTTTCATAAATTTGGGTTTGGTAAAAACAATCTTAAAAAGAGATTTCCAGAATTAGATTATAATAAAACTGAAAAAGAATTAACCGCCGAATTAGGGTATAGTAGAATATGGGATTGTGGATTATATAAATATGTTATTAATATTAAATGATATTGTCTGTCAGCCACTATGGGGTGAGGATAATATAAGAAAATCCAACAACATTAACGAATGATAAAAACATTCTGGTAGATATTCATTTAGATCACTTTATTTTTGATATATACCGGTTTACCAATATATTTATAATAAAAATCTATTATGAAAAAACTACTTTTAATATTTTTAATTATATCAAGTTTTGTAAACTCACAAACAGTTATCCAGTATGATTATATGGAAACAGCTTCACCCATTTATTTAACGGCGGGTTGGTTTACTCCTATAGCTACGGCTACCTGGGCCACCAACATTTCGGTAACTCCCACGACAAGCGCTGTAATTTATGGTTTAGGGAATGGATCATCAGCAAATGAACAAGATTGGTATGTTTTACCAAATGTTACTGGGTTAAACGCTTCGCGACCACATCAATTAAAATTTAAATTAGCGTCTCAAACGTTTACGGGGCCAGCAGCAGCAACTCGTGGTTGTGATGCTGGTGATTATGTTGATGTACAAGTATCTAGGAATGGGGGTACATATGTATCAGAGCTTAGAATTACCGGTAATTCCAATTCAATATATCCATATACCGCAACGGGCGTAATAAATCATACAGCAGATGGTTCATATACAAATTCAGCACCTCCAACCGGAGATCGTTATACAAATCCAACCGGAGTAAATACAACAGGATATTCAACAATAACATTAAACATACCTGCTGGCTCAACAGAATTGGCGTTTGATTTTTTTTGTAGGGTGAATGCTAACGGAGAAGAATGGTGGATTGATAATATTGAGTTAATTGAGGTTATCCCATTACCCGTTGAACTCATCTCATTTGAAGGTTCAAACACAAAACAAGGCAACCTCTTAATTTGGAA